GTTAGTCTGTTAAGAATAACGTTTACGCTTGGAGTGTAGAAAATAGTTCCATTCTCGGTAGAGCCTGTAATAGTGTCTGTTACACTAGCTACTCCAAGAGGTGTTACATATTCATAAATAGTGCTACCATCCCAATCTATTGCGTCAATTTCTAAAGGGTGTGTTGCATCATAAGTATAAGATACATCAGAATCATATACTGAAAAGAATATTTTTTTTACACCCCCTGATATTCTATTACAGTCAAGTCCCCTTCCTCGTGTTAGTGCTGTACAAGCCATAAGTGATTGATTTTAAGTTGTTATAAAGATGGAGGGCTTTGACACCCTCCCTCTCCGTTTTTATTTTATTTACGACTGTCTTACGATATCAGCTCCTACTCCAGTTTGAACACCTGCTGAATAACGAGCAACCAATCTCATGTTGTCTGAGCCATCTAAAGCAGCCATATCCATCAAAGTAATTCTAGTAGCATCTGAAACTAAATCCGTACCAAAAAATAATGAACTCTTTTTAGCTATTACAATTTCGTTTGTAGTCATTCCGTTACAGACAGCGATTTTATACCCTTCAAACATTGGTTGGTAATCACCATTCATATTGTAAGCATTAACATATCCTAAAGTAGATACTGCTGAAATGTATGCTTGGTAAGTTTTTTGATTCATGTATATATGTAAATCTTCTGAACCTAATACTGCTGCTGGAATAGCTGCAACTGCTGCTTGTAAGTTAGCAATAATATTAGTTGCAGTATATGCGCCTGTAGCTGCATCTTGAACAACTGTTGCATCAACACCAGGAAGTAATAAACCTGTTACAGCTCCATTAAATCCATTGAATTTTCCTGCAACAGCAGTTCCATCCCAAATTGAATTTTCAGTAGCTTCTGCTATAATCTCACCCATATAAGAGATAACATAGTCATCAAAAGATGCTGGAGGTGGTGCACCTGCTCCTGCTCTCATTTGTAATGCTTCCCATGAATCTAAAAGAGTAGATTTGCAAAGGTCAAGATTAATTTGTAAGTTTTTAGGTTCTAATACTTTCTCAGTAAGTGCTAAAGTACCTGCTGATGTAAAATCGCACGTAGCATCAACAACTACTGATGAACCTGCCATTTGTTGGATATTAGATTTGAATTTCACGTTTTCTATCATTGTAAGATAGTCTAACGAGTTTGATGCTTTAAGAGCTGCTGAGATGTAGAATCCTGCTGCTTTTCCCGCAAAGTTTGATGTTGTAGTAAACGCCATTTTTTTGTTTTTTTAAATTATTATTATTTATTTAAGTTGTATAAGAACTTTTCTTGTTTAGTCATTCTTCTAAAATCTTGTGCAGTTGGAGTTGGTCTTTCTGCACTAAATTTATTTGTGTTTATTGGAGTGTCAGCAGGACTTTCTGCTAATTCCGTTTTTAATTTTTCGTTCTCAGCTTTAATTGCTTCAACTTCTTCTACTGAAAATTCAACTACCTCTGTAGTCTTTATTGATTTTGGATTTGTAGAAGGCTCTTCAGTTTCTTCAGACATTTCTTCAACCTCATCATCACCACCTACTTTATCTTCTTTTAGTGAAGCTACAGCATCTTCAAGATTTTGGATTCTTTTCTCCATACCTTTCCAATCAGCTACATCTGCTTCTTCTTCATAGTTATCTTCATCTTCATCTTCTTTAGCCATTTCTTCTTCATTAGTGTCTTCTTCTTTTGTTTTTGATTTTAAAACTTCTAAAACAACCCCTTCTTCCTCGACACTAAAACTAAAACCCTCATCAGTTTCATATGTACCTGCAGGAACAGGAATTGTAGTTCCATCTTCAGTAAGTACCGAAATGTCCACACCGTCTTTAAGTTCTTCAGATGTAGATACAAAAATTGTACCATCTTCTGATTTGCCTTGCCATCCTAATTTCACTTCTTGTTCTTCTTTGTTAAGTCCAAGAGCTACTAAAATTTGTTCTTTTAAATCCATAGTTATTTTTTAATAAGGTTTTGTGTAATATAATAGAAAAACTTTCTATTCATTTGATTTTGTGATTATTTCATTTAACGCTGCTAAGATCTCTTCGTTAGTTGGTGCTTTCTCTGACATCTTTTCCATCTTATCTGTGAAGTAGCCTTCAATACTCAGACCTTTCAATTCGCCATCTTTTATCTTTTTCCAAAGGTCATCATTCTCAATCTTCATTTTTACAAACCAAGTTCCATTAGGAAGGTCAAATCCGTACAATTTAGACTTATCCATATCACCTTCTTTTATCCAAGATTCTGTAGTTAATACACCTGATACTCTATCTTGGTGTTCATAGGTAGCTTTGTGATGATTATTATGTTTTAAGTAAAGTTCTGAAGCTCTCCGTACAGTTTCTTTTGAAAAGAACACATAGTATTCTGAATCAGTATTTGCATCATATCTGAATATCTGCTTATTAGGAATTAAAGCAGGACTGACAATAATTCTTTTATCTTCATCTACTTTAGCAAAAGTTAAGTTATTCTTAGCCTTATTAAAGTAAACAAAGTCTTGCTCTATGGCAGGTGCTGATACTAAGCTAATTGCATCAATAGCAAGTTCTTGTGAATCGTTATCGATTACAAGTTCAACTATTGAAGTAGTTTTCATTTCTTCGTAATGGCGATCAGGATTTGCTGTTTGACACTCTTCTAAAGAGTTGTATTCACATTCACCTGTTTCACCCCATTTATATTTTCCTTCTTTGCATTTTGTACACGGCATATGATTAAATAGAATTTAGTTAGTTTTATTTGATTTTTAAATTGTAGCTCTACGTCTTATGTCAGCTAATTGGTTTTGGCTGTTAGTCATCTCATCTGTTACTACAAACGCTTTTACAGGTTCTGGAGCTTCTAGTCCACCTATACTAAAATCACCTGACATCATTTGTGGTGCTGGTGGTTGCGCTCCTGCTGTAGCTGGTGCTGATATACTTCCACCTCCTCCTCCTCCTGCACCTAAGATTTGTTTTGCTTGTGATGCTGCCCCTAACACAGCTGCTACTTGTGTTGCATAAAATAAAGGAAAAGCTAATGCTGCTCCTGGTCCTGTTGCTTTTGCTGATTTTTGAGCAATATCTAAACCTTGAACTAACCCAACTCCTGTATTTATAGCAATCTCTGCTAACGCTGCTGCTTTTGATGCTGCTGTTCCTTCTGCCATTAAATTACCTAATGCTCCAACTGCACTTCCTATAGCACTTGTAACTCCTAATTTAGCAACCTTCATAGCTTCATCAGACTTTTTCCTCTTTTCGTTATTACTTAGGTAATTATCTAAAACTTTATTATCAGCTTGTATTATTTTATCACCAAGGTCTATGTTTTCATCTACTAACATTTCTAATTCAACCTGATTTTCTTTTCTAGCAGCCATTTCTTCATTAAGAGCTGTTGTGATTTGAGTTTGTAATAATCTTTGACTTCTTAGTTTTTTAGTATCAAGGTTTATTAACTCCGCTTCAAGTTGTGCAAGTTTATCCTTACCTGCAATATCAGTAAGGTTCTGTTCGTTTTCTAACTTCTGTGCTTCTACTAAAAGTTTTTTAGATTGTATTTCTTTAGCAGTTATGCCTTCTTCTATTTTTTGCGCCTTTCTTAATAAAGCTATCCTTTCTGTTGCACTATTTTTTTCTCTATCTTCAGCTTGAAGTCTTATGTCATTTATTTCTCTGTTAGCTTTAGCTCTTTCTACTTTGAGCTGTCTATCAATACGGTGTGCTTTCTGCCTTGCCGTTGTAACCTCATCTATTGCTTCTATCTCTTGTTTGGTTTCATCTACAAAATTCTTTACAGCAACTGTTGCTTCTACAAATAAATCTCTAGTAGCACCTATAGGGTCTGAAACAAATTTTACAATACCATTACCAAAACTTTCTAATGCTTTCATTGGACTTGTTACTGTGTCAATAATAGTTTCACCTAAGTCTGAAAATAAATCTAATACTTGACTTGTAACAGCCCCTATTCCTGCCATTATCCTTTGGAACTTTTCTTGCCCTGCTTCAGAACGCTTAAAAGATTGTGTCAAAGCTACTACTGCAAGAACTAAAGCTCCTATTCCTGTAGACATTATTCCTGCCTTAATAGTTCCGAACATAGCCTTAGCAGTTGGTATTACTTGCTTGAAGCCTTTTTTAACTCCATTTAAAGAAACACCCATAAATTGAAAGTTAGCTATGCTCTCTTTAGATTCTTTGTTGTTTTCTTTTTGTGCTGCTGTAGATTTCTTAACTTCTTTACTAGCTTCTTTTTGTTGTCCTGTTAATTCTTTTAACGCTACTTTTTCTAATTTTAATTCAGTAGATGTTTCTTTTATTTTCTTGTTTAGCTTATCCATCCCTTGAACATAAGCACCTTTAGGAATTGCATCTTGCTGAGCTTTTAATTTTATAAGATCTTTTTCTAAATCAGTTATCACTGATTCTTGTATTGAAATTTGCTCATTTACGTCTTTTAAAGATTTTGCCCAATCTTTTGTTTCTTTAGTAACACTTTTAATGTTACTTTTTACGTCAAGTACGAGTTCTTCTGCCATAATTATTTTTATAAAGTTACGCCTGTTTTTATTTGTGTCATTCTAATTGTAGATGCCCATTCTAACGTCATATCTGCTTTGCCTGTTATTGTTTGTAAGAAGTATGCTCCTGATACTGCATTTATAGGACTCCAACCACCTGTTGAGCCTGAACTAGCAGGAGATGTTCTCGACCTTTGAATACTTAATGTTCCTGATTTATTAATTACCACACCCCTTTCAACCCAAGATTTAAAATCACCAACTGCTCCAGAAACGTGAGCACCACCAACTCTTACTGCTAAAGTTTCTGATTGAAAATATATAGCTGTGTTCTCAGGTACTACAAAATAACTGTCATATGGGTTATTAGTAGTAGTAGAAGAATCAGCTAATGGTACTCTATTATTTAGGTAGGCATTTGTTGTAGTTCCATCTACTGTTGTAACTCCATACATAAAAGTCATTGATTGCCTATTAGCTACATTATAGGTAATATCACTGTTTAGGCTATTACCCCCTAAGACAATTGAGTTATTAACTGTAGCTTCACCTGAAGTACCATAAACACTAGCATTATTAACATATTCTAAAATAGAATTATTTGTACCTACTATTGTATTGTTTCTTGAAGATCCTATTATTGTGTTTTCTGAGCCTACAATTTGACAATTAGTAGTTCCTGAACCTGCAAAGTTTTCTTGCCCTGATATTAAATTTGTTTCATTTCTAAAACCATCTTCAAGTAATGGGTTTGGTGTAAACGCTCTACAAGTTCCTGTAGCATCATCCCACGTATATCCATACGCTTCACACAAACCTTGATTAGCGTTCACCTCTTCTTTCTCACTATCATCACCAGTCGGAGTAAAAATAACTATCCCTGCATCAGTAACTTTCCAAGGTCTGGCTG